TGTTGAAGATCCTCAGGCTTTGCGTAATCCACGCAGAGACACAACGTATGTAACGGCTGGTGTAAACGGCCTACAGCTTTTTCCTGTGGATAGTCCATCTGGTGGTGTTCCCACTGGTGGTTCTCGGGATATTCAATGGGGCTGGAATCCGGTTGGCGGGGCCAGTAATTTTGATGATGGTCTGACACCAAACTACTTGGTAATCAGGACATATATTGGTACAGTAACGGTATCTTAAGGAGTTTAAACATGGCATATACAAGATCAGCCGACGGCATCGCTAAAAAAGGCAAAACCGAAGGTAAAAACTTAGGCAATAGTGGCCCTACCGCTAAAGAAATCATGGGCGGCAAGAAGACTGCTGGCGTTACAGGCATGGAAATGCGTAAGGTCGGTCGTAACCTAGCCCGTGCTATGAACCAGAAAAGAGGCAAATAATGGCTACATACAGCAAGAAAATGATGGGCAAAGAAGTTGGCGATGCCAAAGTCTATGCCAAGCCACACACTATGTCTGGCAAGGCTGTAAGTGCTTCTACCAACCCCGGTAGCGGCCCTAACCGTAGCAAGCTTGATTCTTTAGACGTTAGCGTTGGCAATGAAAGCAAATCTGCTGGTAATGAGTCAACCAAGACAACTGGCATCAAGGTGCGCGGTACAGGTGCGGCAACTAAAGGTTTGATGGCTCGTGGCCCGATGGCTTAAGGTTTAAACTATGGCAATGACTTACGCCCAACTTGTTACTGCGGTTACTGACTATACGCAGAACACGTTTGATACCACGACCATCAATACGATGATCAAGCAAGCGGAGCAACGCATCTATAACACGGTGCAGATTGCCAACTTGCGTAAGAACGTAACGGGCGTATTGGCGACTGGTAATAAGTATTTGGCTTGTCCAGAAGACTTCTTGTCCACGTATAGCCTTGCCATATACCCGGCTTCAGGCACGGGTGACTACCTTTATCTGCTTAACAAGGATGTGAACTTCATGCGTGATGCATATCCTAACCCTGCAACCACAGGCAAGCCTAAGCATTACGCCATCTTTGGCCCACAGTCTGCCAACGTTAATGAGTTGTCATTCATCCTTGGCCCAACGCCAGATGCCAATTACAACGCAGAACTGCATTACTATTACTACCCAGAGTCAATTGTGACCGCCCTGACCACATGGTTGGGTGATAACTTTGACTCTGCATTGCTGTATGGCACTCTGTCCGAGGCCGGAACGTACATGAAGAGTAGTCCAGAAGACGGAATGTACAAACTGTACCAAGAGCGGTACGTTCAAGCTATTGCACTCCTTAAGAACTTGGGTGATGGCAAACAACGTATGGATGCTTATCGTGATGGTCAAGTGAGGGTTCCAGTGTCATGAGTAGCATTGTCCAAGGATTGACTACATCGTTTAAAGCGCAGTCGTTTGAGGGGGTTCAGAACCTTTTGACCGACTCGCTTAAGATTGCCCTGTACACGGCTAACGCAGACTTAAACCAAGATACTACCGTTTACACATCCTCTAATGAGGTGACTGGGACTGGATATGTTGCTGGCGGTGTAGCCCTAACGGGCGCAACGGTTAACTCTTCTGGGTTTACAGCTTATGTCAGTTTTACCAACGTAACGTTCAATGCGGCGGTAACGGCTCGTTGTGCTTTGATTTACAACGTTACTCAGGGTAACAAGTCTATATTTGTGCTGGACTTTGGTTCAGACAAGACATCTTCCAATTTCACCATCACATGGCCTGCTAATACAGCAACAGCGGCCATTATCCGTTCTTCTAATTAAGGAGTCTCACATGAGCTTGGACAAACTGACCGCTACCGACCAAGTAGCCGCAACCACAAAATACAACACAATGCCTGCTGACCAAATGGCTATTGAGGGGTACTACAACGCTGTTTGCTACGGTGCTGACGGTCAAGTTAAATGGGAAGAACCTATTCAAAACTTGGTTGTGACTGTGGGTCAGAACTTGACCTTGGACACCATTCTTGGTAACTCAGCCGCTGGCGCAGTTGTCATGGGTTTAAAGGGTACGGGTACAGCCATAGCCGCTGACACGCAGGCTTCTCACGCAAGCTGGTTAGAAGTGGGTGGCACAAATGCTCCTGCTTATGCTGGCAATCGTCCTACACCATCATTTTCTGCGGCCTCCGCATCTAGCAAAGCTACATCTTCTGCCGTGTCATTCTCTATGACCAGCACAGGTACAGTAGCAGGTTGCTTTATTAACATTGGCGGCAGTGCAACTAAAGATTCAACCACTGGCACATTGTTTTCTGCTGGTGATTTCTCTAGTTCTAAGGCTGTTGTTAACGGCGACACAATTGCAGTTACATACACATTGACATTGACCTAATATGGCAAACGGGTGGGGCGATAATGCTTGGGGCGATCTAGGCTGGGGTGGTGAAACCACCTATGAAGTCAGCGTCACCGAGTCATTAACCAACGGCTCATCTTGGGGGCAGGATACTTGGGGTTCTGGTTCGTGGAGTGGCACGGCAGGCATTCAGGATATTCAGACTGTAGTTCTGACGGCAAATGTCTCAGTAAGTGAGACTATAGGGATTGCTGATTCTGAGTCTGTAACGGTAGGGTATACAGGTGCTGTTGCTGAGACTATGGCTATTGCTGATTCAAATGCGGCAATAACTAGCTACAACGTTAGTGTGGCAGATAGCCAAGCCATTGCAGATGCAAATGCGGCGCAGACAAGTTATACGGCAAGTGTGTCGGATTCGTTGAGTATTGCGGATGTAGAGACAGCGGTTGCTACGTTCTTAGGGAATATATCGGAGTCAATTGCAATAGCAGAAGCACAGGTGGCTGTGCTGATTATGACCATTGCGGAAACGATGGCTATTGCAGATAGCGAATTAGCTGGTACGTATTACCAAGAATTTTTAACTGAATCTGCCACAATCACGGATACAAATGGTGGTGTAGCAAACTACCAAGTGAGCCGGACGGAAACAATGGCAATGACAGAAACAAACGGTGGGCGATATTTGTGGGAAATTATTGATGACACAGAGGTCGCAAACTGGCAAAATATCAGCAATCCGCAAACACCGGGCTGGACTGCTGTTAACAATACAGAATCACCCGGTTGGACAGTAATTTCTACACAGTAGGAGCAATAAATGGCAAAGACATCCCTTATAGGTCTAACCCTTCCGGCAACAGGCACGTTGTCCGGTCAGTGGGGTGACACCATCAATAACGCCATCTCGCAGATTGTGGACGTTGCGGTTGCTGGTACACAGACAATCTCTGCTGATGCAGACATTACGCTGACTGTTACCGAGGGAACATACGCAAGTACAGGTTTGACGGCTAATAGCTCCCAGTACGCAGTAATCCTTTGGACGGCTGGCGGTACAGTTACCCGTACCATTACAGTGCCTGCACAGTCTAAGACCTACGTTGTCATTAACAAAACGTCTAGCACCCAGTCAATTACCATCCAAGGTGTGACCGGAACAGGTGTTACTGTAGCGGCTGGTACACGGGCTATCGTAGCTTGGGACGGCACTAACTTTGTTAATGTGGGTGGTGGTTCTGCTGGTGGCTCTACCACTCAGGTTCAGTACAACAGTGGTGGCTCATTTGCTGGTTCTGCTAACCTGACCTTTGACGGCACAACGCTGACGGCCAATGACATCATTGATTCTTCACTGACAGCCAGCAAGCCTGTATTTACCAACGGCAGTAAGAACTTGGTGTCTACTGGAACTCTTGGCGTTGACCAAGGCGGTACAGGTCTAACCACTTTGACCGCCAACAACGTTATTCTAGGTAACGGCACTTCCACACCAACTTTTGTCGCACCCAGCACTGCTGGTAATGTGTTGACATCTAATGGTACAACTTGGGCATCAACAACCCCAGCCGCTACTGGCGCTACTCGCGGTCAAGCAGTGGCAATGGCTCTCGTCTTTGGCTTTTAAGGAAACATCATGGCAAATCCAAATATTGCTGGCAGTTCAACCACGATTTACGGTGTAACTACCTATCTGACACCATCTGCAACTACAGCCGTAGTTCTTCTTCCTAACGCCGCTTCTAGCGGTCAAGTGATGAAGATCAACCAAATCGTGGCGGCTAATGTAAACGGCTCTGCGGCAGTGAACACAACTGTAAGCATCTATACCAACGGCGCAGTAGCTCAAGGTTCTGCTCCTAGTAGCGGTACGGCCTACCCGATTGCTTCTACAGTTTCTGTGCCTGTTGGTGCTTCTTTGATTGTTGTAGACAAAACATCAGCTTTGTACCTGATGGAAGGCACATCAATCACTGTTACATCCGGCACAGCCAGCGGCATCACTTACAGCATTAGCTACGAACTCATAGCGTAAAGGGAGGCTACTATGTCTCTTGATAGAGTTGGCGGCATTCTTTCTGTCGGGCTTGACGGCATCAACTCACCTGTAACGCAGGTGGAGTACCTTGTCGTGGCTGGCGGGGGTGGTGGTGGTTCTTATGTTGCTGGCGGTGGCGGTGGTGGTGGAGTTTTGTCTGCTACTGGGTATCCCGTTACTGTTGGTTCTGCAATTACTGTGACTGTTGGTGCTGGTGGGTCGGTTACTCTACTTTCTGCTGGAGGAACAGGTGGGAGTTCTGTTTTTGGTTCTATAACCGCTTATGGTGGTGGTGGCGGCGGTGAATATGCAAGCGCACCAACCGGGACTTTTGGTTCTGGTGGAGGAGCGGGAGCGCCAGATTCTGGAACTACTTCTGGCGCATCTGGCACACCCGGACAGGGTAATGCAGGCGGTAATGCAGTATCCAATGCAACATCAGGAGGCACATGGGTTAGTGCTGGCGGAGGTGGCGCAGGCTCTGTTGGTCAGGCATCTATATTAAAATTTGCAGGACAAGGCGGCGCAGGGATAATAACAACCATTACTGGTTTACCACTTCAATTAGCAGGTGGCGGGGGTGGTTCCGCCATTAATGGCGCAGGAGTAGCAAACATTGGTGGTGGCGGTGGCGGCGGTGCAGGCGGCACAAATACTGGTTATTCTTTTGGTGCAACTAGCACAAATAATGCCGTTAGTGGATCTGCCAATACAGGCGGTGGTGGTGGGGGTGGCTCTACTTCTAATGCTCTAGGTGGAGTTGGTGGTTCTGGCATAGTCGTTATTCGCTACCCTTCATACCAAGCCCCAGCTACATCAACAACAGGTGGGCCTGAAATGTACATTGCAGGCGCATGGCGCGTATACAAGTTTGTTGCCTCTGGCACTATCACATTCTGAGGTTCTATGGCAAACGGTTTATTTAATCTCAAACAAGTCGTACAAGCCGTTCAGCAAGGTGGCTGGCCTGCCCAAAAAACTCCATCAGTTGAATACTTAACTGTGGCTGGCGGAGGTGGTGGTGGGCGTTATAACGGTGGCGGTGGCGGCGGTGCAGGCGGCTTATAGGTAGGCATTGACCCAGTACCAAACGGACAAACGCTATTAGTTACTGTGGGCGGCGGCGGTGCGGGTAGTGCAACCACTTTCGGTACAAATGGTTCAAACTCTGTATTTGGCGCAATATCCTCTGTTGGCGGTGGAGGTGGTGGCGGCTCTGATACAAACAATAGCCCAGAAAATGCTGGTCGTTCTGGCGGTTCTGGTGGTGGCGCAGGAACTCAATATTCTGAAGGCATTAAACCAGTTGGACAAGGTACTTTTGGTCAAGGAAATGCGGGCGGTTTTGGTGTTTCTGATGGCTCAACGTATCGACATGGCGGTGGCGGTGGCGGCGCAGGGACTGTTGGTCTTAACGCAATAACTGGTACTACTGGTGGTTATGGCAATGGCGGTGCTGGTATTGCTTCTGCTATTAACGGAACTGTAACTGCCTACGCAGGTGGTGGCGGTGGTGGCGCATATGTTGGAGCTAGAGGACTTGGTGGCGTAGGTGGTGGCGGTAATGGTGGTGAAAGTGGGTCTGGATTTGCGGCTACTGCGGGAACTGCTAACACTGGCGGCGGCGGAGGTGGCGGTGGGGCCGCAACGGGCGCGGCTGGCGGCTCTGGCATTGTCATCGTTTCATACCCAGACGTATATGCGGCTCCAACAGCTACAACAGGTTCACCAACTGTAAGTACAAGTGGGTCGGGTAGTTACTCTAATAATGGCTCTACTACTTATTTGAACTACGGTAATCAAACAGCATTGCACTTAGGCAGTGGGAGTTTTACGGTTGAGATGTGGTTGTATAAAAATGCCAATACAGCGTACATGACTGCTTGCGGTGATTTAGCAACTGGCTCTGGGACTAACACATTTCAAATTGTTGGTGACGCTACGGGTTCAAAAATAGGTTGGTATGACAGTGCGGCAGGCGCATTTACTATAACAAGTACAATTTCTCTTGCTACTAGCACTTGGTATCACGTTGCTTTTGTAAGAAGTGCTTCAACATTAACGCTTTATATAAATGGCGTTTCTGATGGGGTTGCAACACTTACCACCAACTACAACGCGGCTACATCATTTTTAGTAGGTCAGACTACAGAACTAATTGCTGGTCGTTACTGGAACGGTAACATTTCAAATTTTAGAATGGTTAAAGGTACAGCAGTTTACACAAGCACTTTTACGCCAAGCACAGTTCCATTAACAGCAATTACAAATACATCTTTATTGTTAAACACTGTATCTGGTGCGCCATTTGCTGATGGCTCTACAAATAGTTTTGCCGTTACAGGTGTTGGAACTCCAGCATGGAATCAATTGTCACCATTCACAGTCACAGGTTACAAAAACCGTGTGTACACTTGGACTACCAGTGGAACAATCACCTTCTAAGGAATAGACATGAGTAACAGACTGGGTGGTTTCATTGCAGGGCAGAACATCAACGTGTCGATTGGCACGTTTACGATTGGTGCTTCACCAGACCTTACATTTGGTTCTGTGGCTGGAACTCCTGCTGTGGGTCAAGCTGTTGAGTTCACAACCACTGGCACTTTGCCGACTGGCTTTTCTTTAAACACAACGTACTACGTTAGAAGCGTAAGCTCAAATACTTGCCAAGTTTCCACAACTCAAGGTGGTTCTGCGACTACATACACCAATGGTTCAGGCTCTGGCACTCATACTGCTGTAACCCAACGCGCATTTAATCCTTATGCTGGCGCTCCTGATACTGTCGAGTATTTAGTGGTTGCTGGCGGCGGCGGCGGTGGTGTAGCAAACAATGGTGGTGGAGGTGGTGCAGGCGGGTTGCTAACTGCTACTGGGTTTTTTGTTGCGACTGGTTCTGCATTGACTGTAACTGTTGGCGCTGGTGGTACTGCATCATCTGGCGATGGTTCAAATAGTGTTTTTTCATCTATTACGGCTACTGGCGGTGGCGGTGGCGGCGCTCAATCTGGTGGCGTAAATGGCAGGGCTGGTGGCTCTGGAGGCGGTGCGGGGCATACTACTGTAGCGGGGTTAGGAACTTCAGGCCAAGGTTTTAACGGAGGCGGCGGCGCAGGTAGTGCTAGTACAGGTGGTGGTGGGGGCGCTGGCAGTTTTGGTTTTGCCGCTGGTAGCACTGGATATGGCGCAAATGGAGGCGCAGGTCTTTGCTCAACCATTACTGGAAGTCGAGTGTTTTATGCTGGCGGCGGCGGCGGTGGCGGAGATTTTCTTGGCGGTGTAGCTGGTGCTGGTGGTGGCAATGGGGCTACTGGAAGCGCTAATGCTGGCATAACTTCTGGAACCGCAAACACAGGTGGCGGCGGCGGTGGTTCGTATTTAGCTACAGCCAACGGAGGTACTGGAATTGTAAACGGTGCGGCTGGCGGCTCTGGTATTGTTATTGTTCGTTACCCACAAATTAACTCAGCGCCTGCGCTGGTGACAGGTTCCCCCCAAGTAAGTTATTCTGACGGTTATCAAATTTACACTTGGACTTCTTCTGGTTCAATCATTTTCTAAGGAGCAACTATGAGCCATTTCGCAAAAGTAGAAAACGGTGTTGTGACGCAAGTCATCGTCATCGAGCAGGACGTTTTAAACCTTGGTCACTGGGGCGACCCAGCGTCTTGGGTTCAAACAAGTTACAACACTTCTGGCGGTCAACACCCCGAAGGCCGACCACTGCGTAAAAACTACGCTGGTATTGGTTACACATACGATGCACAACGTGATGCATTTATTCCGCCAAAACCATTTGCGTCTTGGTTGTTGAATGAAACCACTTGTCAGTGGGGCGCACCTACACCTATGCCTACAGACAATAAAAGATATACATGGGATGAACCTACAACTTCTTGGGTTGAAGTTGTAGCGCCAACAGTTTAATCGGAGCAAGAGATGCCAACATACAGCGGAATGTGGACACTGAGTCAAGTCAGTCAGGCGGTCAAAAACCTGAATTGGACGGGCGTTCCTCCGTCTGTAATTGAGTACCTTGTTGTTGCTGGAGGCGGTGGCGGTGGCGGTCAATGGGGCGGCGGTGCTGGTGCTGGTGGCCTGCTTGCTGGATACGCTGGCATTACTCTTGGTTCTTCGTATTTTGTAACCATCGGTGGTGGAGGTGCTGGAGGTTCTGGTGTCGCAGTTGGAACTGTTGGGCAAAATTCTGTTTTTGATTCCACAACTTCTGGCGCATTTACAGGCCGTATTGTTGTTTTAGGCGGTGGTGGTGGCGGTACAGACGGACTTGCACCTAGTTCTGGTGGGTCTGGTGGTGGCGGTATTTTGATCAGTGCTAATGGAACAAGTGGGCAAGGAAATGCTGGTGCTATTGGGTTTAATGGGAGCATTTCTACAACTGCTGGAGGCGGTGGCGGTGGTGCGGGCACAATTGGTTTAACAGGATTTTCAGGTCTTGGTGGCAATGGTGGTGCAGGGATATCGTCTTCAATTTCTGGAACAGTTACTGTTTATGCTGGTGGCGGAGGTGGGGCAACTGGTTCTGGCGGAACAGTAGGATCTGGCGGTGTTGGTGGTGGTGGTTCTGGCGCACTTTCGGGAACAGCTGTAGCAGGGACTGCAAACACTGGCGGCGGTGGTGGTGGTAGTGGACTTGGAAGTAACGTAGGCGGTACAGGCGGTTCAGGCATCGTAATTCTTCGCTACCCCGGCTCAATTCAATATTTCACTGGTGGCACAGTAGCATATGCCGCCGGTAATGTCGTTCATACGTTTACATCTTCAGGCACATTGGCTCCAACAACGTCAACTAACTTGATTACAAGTGCAAACACAATCGTATTCTTCTCATCCAACTTATGGACAGCCCCTGTTGGCGCAACTCAAGTTGAATATTTGGTTGTTGCGGGCGGTGGTGGTGGCGCAGGAGCCTCTCCTGCTAATGTAGGCGGCGGTGGCGGCGGTGCTGGTGGTTATTTAACAGGAACAGGTCTTTCTGTTACGGCTGGCACAACCTATGCAATTACTGTTGGTGGGGGTGGCGGTGGTGGTGCTGGTGTTTTTTCAGCGGCAGGAGATGGATCAAACGGCACTAATTCTCTTTTTGGAACTCTAGTTAATGGCTCAACTGGGGCGGTTGGTGGTGGCGGTGGTGGTATTTATTTAGGTGGTAACGGTGGCGCTGGAAAAAATGGCGGCTCTGGTGGCGGGGGTAGTGACTATAGTGCTGGCACTGCTGGTGGCACGGGTACGGCAGGCCAAGGAAATAATGGAGGTGCTGGTTCAGTATACCCCGGTGGCTCTGGTGGCGGCGGCGGTGCTGGTGCGGTGGGTGGGTCTGCCAGTGCTGGGGCTACTAGCGGTAACGGTGGCGCAGGACTGGCAAACAGCATAACTGGAACGTCTGTAACGTATGCTGGTGGCGGCGGGGGTGGTAGTTATACTGCGGCTACAACTGGAGGCGCAGGGGGTGGCGGTGCTGGTGGTTTTAATGCTAACGGTACAAATGCAGGCATAAGTCTTGGCGGTGGCGGTGGCGGTGGCGGTACGGCAACAAGTACTGGCAATAAAACTGGCGGTAACGGCGGCTCTGGCATCGTAATTATCAAGTGGAGCTAACCAATGTATGCGCTGGCTCCTTCTGCTACTGTTGCTGTTGGGGCTAGTTGGAGCCGTAGCCAAGAATGGCTGTCATGTGCGCGAGTTCTATGGGATAGCCTACACAGTTCACGATCCAACGCTACGCCACAGAGAGATGATGGCGTGGCTCGATCAGAACGCACAGCATTGCAAAACTTCAGACTACTTGGTCATCTGGAACAACCTGTCCGAGTGGGCGGGTGCGTCAGATTCCACATGGCTTAGATCGAAGGTCGTACATGGATACAAAGATGCGGAGCAACGTGAAAAGAAATGATCCAGCTTCACAAATGGTTTCCGTTTGTGTTCCCCTCTCCATACGATGTCCGGGCAATAGCTTCGGAGCGTAGGGCGGAACGGCTGGAGTATGAGTACAAGTTGGCTTTAGAAGCTCACAAGATAGAAAAAGCAGTTGATGCACTTGAGATTGAGTTGTACAACAAGCGAGCAAGGCAGAATACGATTGAGTTAGAAATCTTTAACAACACACGACATTTTGACAAATACGTATGACCAAGAAACCAATAGTCAGGCCAGTCAAGAAACCGCAGATAGAAGTGAAAGAAAAGCTGACGCTGTGGGTAACTCTGATGGTAAGCGCGACCCTGTGCATCTCCGTATTGGCCATGGTGGTCAGCTTTATGTTAGGTTTGTGGGCCAAAGAAGTGGACAACGCAGAAATCTTCAAGATGATTTCACCCGCTTTTTCTACTCTTATCGGCGGCATGATTGGGTTCCTGTCTGGTATCAAACTCATGCAGAATGAAGACTCTAAAAAGGATGGCAAATGCTGACACTTCTCTCAACCCTAATCTCGTTCCTGATGGGCGGCCTGCCCAAGCTTTTGGAGTTCTTCCAAGGCCAGCAAGACAAAGCCCATGAACTGGCCCTTGCTCGACTACAGATTGAGCGTGAGTTGGAACTACGCAAAGCAGGCTTTGAAGCGCAGGAGCGTATTGAGAATATCCGGTCAGACCAGCTTGCAACAGAGAGCGCCGCTAACACGGCTCAAGTCCTGATTGGCGCACAGCAGGCTGAAATGCAGGCTATCTACGCCCACGATGCAAGTTTAAACGAGGGGACATCACAATGGATGAAAAACCTGAGAGCGAGTGTCAGACCTGTTATTACCTATGGATTCTTCTTTTTGCTAGTCTTTGTGGATATTGGGGGCTTCTGGTATGGATACTATATGTCTGTCCCATTTAACGACCTGCTAGAGATGCTGTGGGACAGCGAAACCCAAGCCCTGTTTGCCTCAATCATTGCGTTCCACTTTGGTGGTCGGGCGTTTGGTAAATGAACATCTCAGACAAGTGTTTACACATGATTCGCCACCACGAAGGTGTGCGTTTAAACCCGTATAAATGTCCAGCAAAATTGTGGACAATTGGCGTTGGGCATGTCATGTTTCCAGAGCAGGGCAAGCTTAAGATAGACCAGCGGGATGCGTTTACACCACCCCCAGAGGTAATGCGTAAGTACAGCATGGAGGAAGTCGATGGAATTCTTAGAGCCGATCTGCAACGATTTGAGCGTGGGGTGCATACTTACTGTCCTGTCTATCTTACACAAGGTATGTTTGATGGCCTTGTTAGCTTTTCTTTTAATGTCGGGCTTGGAACACTCCAGCGTTCAACGCTTCGTCAAAAGCTGTTACGGGGCGATAAAGAAGGTGCGGCAGAAGAACTCTTGAAGTATTGCATGGCGGGGGGTAAAATTCTCAAAGGGCTACAGAAGCGTCGCATTGACGAACGAGCCGTGTTTCTATCGTAGGACAACCGATGGCGCTTAAAAAACTTGTACTGAAGCCGGGAGTGAACCGGGAGAACACCCGTTACACCAACGAAGGTGGATGGTATGAGTCCGACAAAGTAAGATTCCGTCAGGGTTCCCCTGAAAAGATCGGTGGCTGGGCACGTATATCCGTGTCTTATTTTCAAGGTGTATGCCGTTCTTTGTGGAACTGGATCACGCTTGAGAACTTAAACCTAATCGGAGTGGGTACTAACTTAAAGTTTTACCTTGAGAATGGCGGTCAGTATTACGACATCACGCCTATTCGGACTGCGGCAGTATTAAGCAATCCATTCACTACAACCAATACAAGCACAACAGTTCTAGTTACTGACTCTGCTCATGGCGCGGCTAATGGTGACTTTGTAAGCTTTAGCAACGTAGCCACAGTAGGTGGTTTAAACCTTAACAATGAGTATCAGATCACTCTGATTGACGCAGACACTTACAACATCACTGCCGCTTCTGCGGCGACATCTACCGCTACAGGTGGTGGGACTACGGTATCTGCCGTGTACCAGATTAACACTGGCGTGGCTTATGAAACACCACTGACAGGCTGGGGCGCAGGCGCTTGGGGGTCTGGTACTTGGGGCTTTAGCGGAACCAATAACTCTGCTCTGCGTCTATGGAGCCAGAATAACTTTGGTGAAGACTTAATCTATGGCTTCCGTGGTGGCCCTATTTACTACTGGGATGCTTCGTTTGGCTTATCGCCAGCGTCCTTTACAGTCACTATTGGCGCTTCTGCCGTAGTAACTACGTCTATTTCACTGGTAAACAATACTCCGGTTGTTTTGACAAACTCAGGCTATCCGTCTGCGTTGCCTACAGGATTGTCGGTAGGCACGGTCTACTACGTTAAAAACACCACTGGTACGACATTTAACTTGTCTGCCACACCCGGCGGTGCGGCTATTACCACATCTGGAACTCAGTCTGGTATTCACTACATCATGCCTAATGGTGTAAACATCACCAGTTTGGCTGGGTCTTCGGATGCCCCGATTATCCAGAACTTCATCTACGTATCTGATGTAAGTCGGTTTGTGTTTGCATTTGGCTGTAATGACTATAGCTCTACAGTACAAAGTCCTATGTTAATTCGCTGGTCGGATCAGGAGTCTTTGGTTGACTGGACACCATCTGCAACTAATCAAGCAGGCAGTGTTACTTTGTCCCACGGCTCAAGCATCGTAACCGCCATCCAAACCCGTCAAGAGGTCTTAGTTTGGACTGATTCGGCTATCTATTCTCTCCAATACATTGGCCCTCCAGTGGTTTGGTCAAGTCAGTTGATGGGTGACAACATCTCTATTCTTGGTCAGAACGCCGCCGCTCAAGCCTCTGGCGTGGTGTACTGGATGGGTGTGGATAAGTTTTATATGTACGATGGACGCTTACAAACATTAAGTTGTGATCTGCGTCGTTACATCTATCAAGACATTAACCTTGGTCAAAACCAGCAAGTGTTTGCCAGCACCAATGAAGGCTTTAATGAGGTCTGGTGGTTCTACTGCTCTGCTAACAGCTTAACTGTAGATCGTTATGTGGTGTACAACTACCTTGAGAAGGTTTGGTATTACGGCACGATGGCACGAACAGCATGGCTAGACTCCGGTCTAAGGGATTACCCTGTAGCCGCCACATACACCTATAACTTAGTTAACCAAGAATTTGGGTTAGACAACAACGAGACAGGAACTCCGGCAGGTATTGAGGCTTACATTTCTTCATCTGAGTTTGACATTGAAGACGGTGAGCACTTTGGGTTTGTTTGGAGGATGCTCCCTGATTTGACGTTCTCAGGCTCTGATGCTTCTCCTACCCCTGAAGTTACTTATACCTTGTACCCAATGAAGAACTCAGGTTCTGGTACTGGAACACCATCAACTGCCAACGTAGATAAACTGACTGGTGCGGCCTACACAGTGACTGAGGGCTTTACAGGACAGATTAATACCCGTGTGCGTGGTCGTCAGTTAATTCTAAAGGTAAGCTCAGACAATCTAGGAACTGCTTGGCAGTTAGGTGCTACCCGTATTGACATTAGACCGGACGGCAGACGATGAGCTTTATCATTACGTCTGAGTTTGAGCTTAACAAGGTAGCCGCACCTAACCTGCCGCTTCCTTTGAATGAGTACGACCGCCAGTATTTTGACCAACTATTGAACGTGCTTCGCCTGTATTTCAACAGGCTTGATGCACTGACGGCTCAGTTGATGACTTCTGGGTCTATTGATCCATCGTTAATTAACGTACCTAACGGGCTGTTTTTTAACACCGCAGACCAGACGCTTGCGGCTATTAATACGGGTTACCCCATCACGTTTAACCAGACTTACCTCAATAACTTTGTGGCCCTACAAACCGCTAGTACGTCTAAGATTGAGGTTGCGGTTGGTGGGGTGTACAACTTTCAGTTGTCGGCTCAGTTAAAAAGTACCAATGCATCAGCCAAAGATGTGCAGATTTGGATCAAGCGTGGAACAACAACAATTGGTTATTCAGGCCACAGATACACAGTTGAAGGCTCAGACAACCACATGAATGTTAATTGGATATTTGACATTGATTTAGCGGCCAATGAATACATTGAAATGTACTGGGGCGCAGATGATACTGCGGTGACAATGGAAGCTATTCCTGCATCCGCCCCATATCCTGCTGTTGCTTCGGCAGTAATGGCTGTAAACTTTATTGCGCGGTTGCCTGACCCCCGCCCAACCCCTCCTTAAAGGTTTAAACATGGCAGAACCAATGAGCGATGAAGAACTGTACCAACTGACTGGTAGTTGGGAAGCCGCCGCCGCTTTGCGTGATGAGCAAGCAAGAAACGCAACTCAAAGTAACACACAAGCTTCATCTCCTGCGGCTAACGTTGCAACGCCTTCTAGCAGTTTCACATTAGACGACCTTAAAGCCTTGTATGCCCAAAAAGGAGCTACAGAAGCGCGGGAAAATGTAACAGAGCAAGGCACTAGCGTAGACTACATCCCCATTCAATATGGCAATGGATGGTCTGCGTTTGAAAATGACAATAGAAAAATCATTGACTACATTGGTCAGGGCATGGATGCCACGCCAGTCTACGATGATGCGCCAAAAACATTAGGTGGATTTTCTAGGCAAGAGGGCGACTATGTATACAACTACGACCCCGAAGGAAATTATTTAGGCCGCACCAAGTGGAATGAGTCTGACCTTAAAAACATGTGGGATTATCTTGGCCCAGTTGCTATGGGCGCTATCACAATGGGTGGCGGCGCAGGTTTAATTGGTAATAGTCTGTTTGGCTTGACTGGAACTGCGGCGGCTGGTGCTGGCGGGGCTTTAGCTGGTGGTTTTAATGCCGCAGTAAATGACCAAAACATCCTCACAGGCGCATTAAAGGGTGGCTTAGGTAGTGCTGGCGCATTAGAGATTGGCGACACAGGGTTTAAACTAGGTGATATCAATAAGGCAATTAACTTTGCTAAAGATCCTACACTAGCGGGGGCGGCAAATCTTGCCTCTCCTTACGTAACCACAAACTTTGATATTGGTGACACAGGTTTTACCACCAATGATTTGCTTAAAGGCGTTAATACTGTTCAAGCGTTAGGTAGTGGCGATAACAGGAGAATCTTTGACACTATTACGAGTCTAGCCAAAGGGACAGACTTTAGCGGCCTAACTGCAAGTGAACAGGCCGAACGTGATGCCAATCGAGAAACAGCACGTTTAAACAGAATTGAAGACGCTGTGTTAAACCAGCCAGCTTCTGATGACGGAACAACTCAAGGGATTGTTGATTTAATCAGCGAAATGTACCCAGCCGTAGATATTAAAGGCATGTCTCAGGGTGATTTAGCTAAGTTCCTTGAGGCCAATATTAATGAAATTCAAGGCTCTGCGGATCTTGAGACTTTGCTTAAAGGTTCAGGAGAAAAGACCGAAGACTTGGGTAGGGTAACCGTAACGGGCGACAGACCTACAGGTCTTGGCGACTTCATGGTTCCCACCACAGATACTTCCAAAGGTACTGTAATTCCTGTAGATAACCCCGAAGAATTGGTTATTACAGGTGACCGCCCAGCGCCATACATTTCAAACCTTCGTACCAAAGAAATTAAGTCAGACATTCCTGACGAACTAACTGTTGATGATATTGATAAACTGTTCCCTGATATTGACTTTAACGACATCCTTCAGACGGTGGTTGCTGACGGAACTAAGACAGTAACGCCCGGCGGCACTAAAACGGTAGTACCACCTACAAAAACCACTACACCGCCCACCAAAAAAACGACTGAGGAGCTAATGGCTAATCTTGGTTTAAACACTCCAATGCCTAGCCAAGATCCATATGCCAATATAAAATTGATGGAAGAGTTGTTTGGTGGTGATACGGCTTACAAATTACGGGCGCTTGGAGCGCCTAAAAACCTAGCATCTGCTGATATAGATGCTCTTGCAAGAATGTTAAGGGGTTAAATATGTCTGTTGATTTAAATTT